CCAGTTTTAGGTGTTGTATTGGGTCTTACCATTGCTTTCAAATCTGTACAGATAGCGAAATATCTTCAGGGGTGGGTTAAACAAACTAAAGCTGTAATCGCTGCTAATAAGGCTATGGGGCTTTCTTTTAACAGCGTATTGGGTTGGATTGGTCTTGTTATTGCTGCATTGACTATTATTATACAAGTTATTGATTCTATACCGAATGCAGTAGAAAGACTAGAAAAAACAACTGAGAAAATATCTGAAATAAGTTCAAAAATAGATTCATTAAAAACAAACAAACAAACTGTTGCAGATTTATCTGATGAATTCAATGAATTGTCTAAAAATACTAAGAAATCTACTGAAGAACAAAAACGTTTTGTTGATATACAAAATCAACTGAAAGATTTATTGCCAGAAATTGCTGGTTACTATGACCAATCTGGGAATTTTGTTATTTCAAATGAGGCTTTAACTTCGAATCAAACTTACTTGGATTATTTAAATAAACAAATCGAAGCAGAAAAAGAACTTTTATTTTTACAAACAAAAAAAGAAATAAAACAAGGGGCAACTGTTTATGAACAGAATCTTGCTGAAATTCAAAAAATACAGACCGCATTAAATAGAGGAGAGACAAGAGTATCTGGTAAGGGTGGGCGTGGAATGTCTGTTTCTCTGACCCAAGATGAGATAGATGCATATAGAACAAGATTATTAGAATTGCAGGGAGAAAATTCTGAGTTCGTTAAGAACACATTGCTTAATTGGGGTGAATTTTCTGATGAACAAAGAAAAATATTAAGAGGCATTATTGAGGAAAGCGGAGATTTTGGAAAAGAACTTTCCATGATATTTGCTGAATCTATGCCTATTGATCGTTGGGCGCAAGATTGGAAAGAGGGTGGCGAAGATGTGTCTGGAGTTATTGATGATTTAGCGGGAAGAATGAAACAACTTTCAGATGCTATAAAAACTGTTGGGGATGCAGAAAAAGAACAGTCTGAAAACGGTGAACTTTCATTTGAAACAATGCAAAAATTGATTGATGCTGGGCTTGTAGATTATTTATATCAACAAAATGGTGCTTGGAAACTAAACACACAAGCTATGATAGGTGATACTACAGCCGCATTGAATAAGATTTTGATAGAACAAGGGCTTATCAATGTTTTGGCTATGGTAGCAAATGGTGAATATGCTACTGCTTATGCGACACTAGCTGCTGCTAAATCTAGGGGTGAATCAGTAGACGAAGCTATGTCTTATATAGCCATGCTTCAACAATTATCAACTAATCTTAATTCATCTGCATCTGGGTCTGCCTCTTTAAGTTCTGCTCAAGAAGAAGAAATAAAATCTTATGAGAAATTAATTGATTCTGGGAACAAGCGTAAAGATAATTTAAAGAAACAACTTGATGCATATAAAGATATTATAGAAGCAAAAAAAGAATCATTGCGTCTTGAAAAAGAGGAAAGAGATTATGAAGCTGAATTAAAAGATAAAAAGAAAAATGTTACAGAAATAGAAAGCCAACTTCTTGAAATTCAGACTGATAATAGCGAGGAGGGCAAGGCTCGTAGATTAGAGCTAGAACAAGAATATGCTGATGCAAAAGAAGAGTTAGATCAATTCCAAGCTGATAGATCATATGAAATTCAAATAGATGCTCTTGATGCTGAATATGATGCATTTGAAAAATATATAAATAAACAAATGGACATGATAGATATCCTTATTAAAAAATGGGAAGCTCTTGCTCAAGCCATAAAAGATGCGCTAAGTCAATCTGGTGGGGGGGGTATTGGAAATCCTAAAGGCAATACATCTCTTGCTACTTATGACCCCGCTACCCAAAAAGAACTTACTAAAAAAGCTAATGAGGTTACTGGCAAGGCGCAAGCATCTTCTATATCAGATTTTTATACTAGATTTTCAAATGGTGGTGCATTTAAAACCACACCATCAGCAGCAGGAGATAATGGTATAATCAGAGTAGATGCTGATGAAATTGGCATGGTTCTAAATCGTACTCAACAAAATGCCATTGTATCTAACCCACTTACTTCTATGTTTGCCATGCTTTTAGGCGGGGCTTCTCCATTGCCAAGGTTCAATACAAATTCAACCAACAATAATGGCGGATTGGATATTGGTGGTATTAGCATAGTAGTTCAAGGCAATCTTGATAAATCTTTCGACATAGATGCCTTTGCTAATCGGGTTGTTGATAAAGTTAATACTAAATTAAATCAACGGGGATTTACAAAAAGCGCCAACCAAACAATATCATAATATATTGGGGTGATAATATAAAAAATATCACCCCAAATATAGAAGGGAGAATATTATATGACAGCTTTTATTGCTGCTAATTTTAGTTATGATGGTATAATTAGTTCAGAATATGGATTGAGAATAACATCTGATGATAGCACTAGTAGTGCTGGGGCTAATGTTCAATTATACACGCAAAAGATTTATCGTAGACCAAAGACATATTTATTAGGTATTGAACAAACCCCTGTTTTATCAATTCCTATTCGTATTAATGTTCCTGATCAACTATCAGCAACGGAAGATTCTGTAATTTCTAAATGGCTATTTGGAAGGCAAAACTATAAAAAATTACAAATAATACAAAGCGATATGGAATATGTATATTTTAATTGTATATTTATGGACAAACAGACGGAAAGAATTGGTAATATTATTAGAGGCTATTATGCTAACATAGTATGTGATAGCCCATTTGCTTGGACATACCCTAAAACTAAAACCTATTCATATCCATCTGGATACTTAATCAATGATAATATACAAATAGTTAATTCATCTGATATGGATGATTATACATATCCATCAATGTCTTTCACTATGAATGTATTTGGTGGAGATTTATCTATCATAAATACGTCTGATTCAAATAGAGAATTTCTTTTTGAAGGGCTATCAGCCAACGAAACCATAACAATAGACAATGATTTAGAGATAATAACATCATCTGTATCTGGAGTTAATAGATTATCAAATTTTACAGATTACAAATGGATGAGGTATAAACCAGGTATTAATAATTTACAGTTGAGTGGTAATATTTCCAGTATATCATTTACAAATCAATTCGCAAAGAAAATGTCATAGAAGGAGGTTGTTAATAGATGAACCCAGCTTTTGATTATTTTTTAAGGAAGGAACAACCTTCTTTAGTTTTATGCAATCCAAATAAGGAACCAGTTGCATCTTTAGGCGTAGCGACTAATAAAAAGAATACGCTAAGGTTCAATGCATTAAGTGAGTTTAGTTTTGATTTCCCTAAATCTATTGACAATGGGGAAACTACATTAGATGCATTTGATTTAATACACAATAAAATGTTGATTTTATTAGGTGACATTGGGTATTATATCATCAATAGTTCACCAATAGATACTACTGGTATGGTTCCCGTAAAACATGTTTCTTGTACTTCTTTAGAGTCTGAATTCTTAACACGTAGAATGACTGGGTTCGAAGGGACTTTTAATTTTTATAATAGTGTTAGTCCAGAGGGAACATTATTAAAAGCAGTTGTTGATATATTCCCTGGTTGGTCAGTTGATTATGTTGACCCAGACCTAGAGGATGTATACAGAACATTTGAAAGCGATAATGCTACTGTATATAAGTTCTTGATGGAAGATATGTATAAGGCATTTAGTTGCGTCTTTAGTTTTGATACAATCAATAAAACTATCTCTGCTTATGCTATTGATAACTTAGATGAGAACAGCAATATTTATCTTAGTTTTAATAATATCAATAAAGATGTAACATTAACTGAATATTCTGATGAAATTTGTACAGCATTATATTGTTATGGGAAAGATGATTTGAGCATTCGTGGTGTCAATCCTCTTGGCAATAATGTAATTTATAATTTTGATTATTTCAAAACAACTGATTGGATGTCGCAAGATTTGATAGATGCTATTACCACTTGGGAAAACAATGTGGAATCACAACAAGCATCATATGCAAGCAATTTGACTTTACTTAAAACATATAATGAAGAATTAACTAGTGCTGAAACTGATCTTGCTGAACTACAAAGTCAATTACAAAGTTATCAAAACATCTATGATGTTAGGAAAGCGCAGAAATTAGATTTGACAGAAGTAAGCAATCAAATTATTAATCAACAAATTGCTGTAAATACACAAAATGAGACTATAGCTTCTTTAAGTTCTTCAATTGATAGTATGTCATCAACCTTAAGAAAAGTCTCAAATTCATTACAATTTACTAGCAAGTTTTGTTTGCAGAACTTTTTGTCAGATGCTAACAGTATTTTATCTGCTGTAAGTAATATATCTTCAAATTGGACTACAATCTATATGGCATCTTCAACGAATCCTGTTTTAGATGTTAATCAATTAAATGCATTGAGTCCTGATATTGTTGCCAGTTTAATAAATGCAACTGATAATTTGGGATTTTTAGTTGGGTTATTAGATAGATTGACACAATCATATCCAATTGATCAATCAGATATAGATGATATAACTGGATTAATGAATGATTCGTTGACATATTTGAATTTATTGTATACTTTATTTTCAAACCTTATACCAAATACTATAACAACTATTACACTTTCTTCAGTCATTTCTATGTTGGGCAGCTATGGAGAGATTGTGAATTATACGAGCAATTTTACAGAAGCTCAATATATAAAATTACAATCTTTTATATTCCAAAACACTTACACTAATGAAAACATCATAACTACAGATATCATGACCCAAGAGGAAGTGCAGGATCAACAACAAGAATTGTACAATCAAGGACAAAATGTTCTTGCTCGTGTATCAATTCCTAGATATGAATTTTCTGGTAACTTTGTAAATATTCTTTCTTTGCCTGAATATTCTGGGTATATAAATTCTCTTGATCTTGGTAAATTAGTTACCATAGAGATAGATGAAGATAATATTATCAATGCTGTATTATTAGAGTTGGAAATAACTTATGATAAACCAGATGATTTTAATATGGTATTTAGTAATAAGGTTAGACTTAATAATTCTATATTTAGATTTATAGATATGTTGAGCGATACCGCCTCTAATTCTTCTGGCGTTTCTGGTATATCTGGTGGAACTAGTACGGTTGCAACTTCAGCATCTGGTGTAAACACAAACATTTTGTCTTTAAGTAATGCGCAAATTAGTGCATTAGGGTATATCTCTTTCGGTGTAAAACCACCTAAAACTTACGGCAATAATGAGGGTGTATGGCTAGGTTATAATGTTGGGGCACAGATGTCATTGTATAGTAATGCTAATAACTATATGCAATGGACTGGCAATCAACTATTGATAAGAGGTGAAAATTTTACTCTTGATGCTTATGGTAATATTACTGCTACAAATGCTAATTTGAGTGGTAGTATCATTGCTGATGGCGGTGGTAATATTGGTGGATGGGTTATTGCAAAAGATAATATATCATCAGAAGATGGTGTGGCTACACTAAATTCTGGTAGTATCACAGGTAGTCCTATTATTTCAATAGGGGCAACTGGATATAAAGCAGGAACTGGCGTATGGTTTGGTAAAGATAATTCTTTATATAAATTTTATGTTGGCAATGTCAGTGGAGGTAGTTATATTGCATTCGATGGCAACACATTGGATGTTCAAGGAATTACTGCTACTGTTGCTAATATTGGTGGAATGACGGTTTCTGCAAGTTCATTATATACTGCTAATTCAGTTTTATATGGAGGTACTACACCTTACTTATCATTTGGTGCAACGCCACCAACAAGCTATGGCAACAATGCAGGCGCATGGTTAGGATACGGTAGTGGTAGTGCACAAATGTCTTTGTATAGCGATACTAATAATTATGCACAATGGGATGGTAATCATATGATTATCAAATCCCCATATTTTAATTTAGCATCAGATGGAACAATTACGGCTACCAATGCAAATATTTCAGGTTCACTAACTATCACAAGTGGTAGTTTGGGCGGATGGACTCTTACACCAACTGCTCTTACATCGGCTGATATGTCGTTGAATGGTGTGACCCCTGCCATATTGATGGATGCTGCTACTGCTTATTTGACAGGCAATGGTTTATTTATGGGCAATGACTCTGGAACATATAAATTCCGTATAGGCGATCCTAGTGGGAATTATATTTCCTGGGATGGTAGTATTTTGTCAACGGGTGGTCAATGGATTACTGGTTCTGGTGTGGACTTGTCCATTCAGCCTTGGGAAACAAATATCGTTTTTGCAAGTGCAGGAGATGATTTAGTCACTTGGGCAAGTGGTTCAATTTTATTTTCAACAGGTGTAGGTTATAACATTACATCTGGTAGCACTGGTGCAATGAGTGCTTTGACATATATTTATCTTGATAATAATGTGTCATCAACCGCATTGCAAATCACAACTAATTATAACAATGTCGCTGGCAATGGTAAATTATTAATCGCTG